GGTGAGGTCACTGCATTGTCTAACGTCACAGTTCCAGACGTTGATGCTGCGAAAATTTCAAAGGATACCGATGCCTGTGTTGCTGTGTAATTAAACCAGCATTCAACAATTGTCTGAGCATTAATTGTGGTCGCCATTGAGCCACCAGTGCCCCGGCAAGTTGTGGTTCCATCATTGATAGCGAATGATGCCGCTGTGCTAGCACTACCGAAATTAACGATATTAAATTTAGCTCTGTACCGACCCGGTGGAAGGTTTGTGATTGTTTGCTCTGGCAAATTAACGTCAGTTGTCGCCCATGTTCCGATGAGCGCACTCTCTACGGTCGGACCAGGACAATCGGCGTCAGTAGCGAATGCGCCAAGAGTTACAGACGTTCTTGTCCAGCCCCCGCAGTTTGTCGTTCCAGCAAAGAATGAAGTCCCCGCAAACACCGCCTGACTTACATTAGTTAAATTGGTGGCTTCGCCCAGATAACAATCATCAATCGCAACCAAAGGTTCATTCGCATTAACACTTGATATGCGAATTGCTATCGTGCCGCTTGCTGGAAAGATAAAGTTAACAGACGCTCTTGTAGGAAACTCAGAACTCGTGACTGCATTGGTAGCAATTAAATTCGTTCCATCAAAAACATTTATCGTGTGAGTCGCAAGTCCACTCGGCGTTTGAATCGCGCAGTAAGCAATTCCATTTTGACCGTAGCGTCCTTTGGGGATCGTCACCGCTGCGGAAGTCAAAGTCTGTGCAGCCGCACTTGAGTCCCAAGTGACCGACGATCTGCCAGTTAAAAGATTTGTTCCCGACGTTACAGCGGCGAATGTTCCAGCCGAGGCCACCCATTGCGCTCTACCGTTTTCGAAACCAGGGTTAGTTAAAATATTCTGGTTTACTAACAAAGCCTTGTCGACATCGGTAAGCACCGCCGAGGCTGAAGCAGTAAACATTAGTAGGCTTAAAATATATTTCATCATGACGTTAATACCTCTGCACCGTAAACGAGTGCGCGAATGTCGCTTGTTGCTGTGTCTGTGCCCCTGAAAAGTCTAATGCGAATTAAATCACCAGGCGCGACCGCGACAACGTTTATCTCGCCCAATGCACTTGTTAAATCTAAATCTATTGATGTTAGCCGGTTCGCTACTGTTAATGTGGCAGCAGCATTTGTCGACGTTCTTTGATTTACAGTCGACGTGATCGCGTCTGTGCCTGTTCTGATAAGTGTACTCTGCGTTGATAAAAGCGCAGTGCCCGAAGTGTCGGGCGAATAAAACGGCAATCTTAATCTGATCTGAACACCAGCAGCGTAAGTGCTCGGCACCCTGAAATCACAAAATAGATCCTGCGTTAAAGCCGCTTGGTAGAAAAAAGCTTTCGTATTGTTTTCGATATCAGAAAATGGTGCCGATGTGCTTTCAATCCAAAATAAAGCACCACCTCCACCACCACCACCGCCCGCTGGAGGCTGCCAAGAACCATCGGCGCGTAAGAAATTAGTGGTTCCACCGCCGGAAAGAGGGACCAGACCTTTAAGCGCACTAGTGAAAACATTAAGTATCGTAGTTGCTTCCGTGGCTGTTAAATCCGTCGGCACACCAGGTCCAGCAATTGTGCGACCCTTAAGTGTTTGCGTCGATACGTCAGCAAGTTTTGCGTTCGTAAGAGAACCGTCTTTGACATCCGCTGTAATAGTATTTCCGGCGTCGTCATAAGTAAAATCAACTGTCGCCGTGTCTGTTAATATAGTCCCGACCGCGTCCTGTGCCCGCTCCGAAGTGAAATACTCGTTTGAGCCTTCACTGATGTGAGTCGTGGTCAATACAACTACGCCGCCCTGACCGTTGACGGACGTCACCTCATCGTTTACGTCCCACTTTTCCCAAACGGCTAAAGTGTTGTAAACAACTTTGTCGCCAATGTTAAAACTAATCGAACCAGAACCAAGGTTTTGCGAACCCGCCGTTGATACGCGATAAACTGCACCGATGCCAATTCCCCCCGCGTTGTCGCCATCGGCAAGCGTGGGTGTGTTTGTCGTCGCGTTCCACTGACCGACATAGACAAAGGTGTCCAATGTCTGAAGCGCAGCAATGTTGTTTTGCGCAATCACTAAGGCGGCCTGAACGACAGCCACGTCCGCGTTAATGTCGTTTAACTCCTGCTGAGCATTTGCAATGCTACCGCCGGAACCAACATTGGATAATGTCTGAACACCGAGTAACGTATTGTTAGCCGTCTTCGATGCCCATGCCGCGTTTGATTCCAGTGCCCTGACCCGCTGTCCGTCATTAATGCTCATTATTCCACCAACCTAAAAACAAGTTTTCCCGTCTCGAAATAATAAGGGAGGTTTTTCGTGTAAAGTTCCTTTAGCCTATAGCCAGTACCGTTGCTTTCCTCTTCGGTGGACTCTAAAATAATAGAGTCAAACACTGTGCGATTGTTTCGGTCTGGCATAAATTCAATTTGCTTCTTAGTCGTAATAAACCGCATAAATAACCGCGCTGAATTAACGCCGGTTAAATTGGTTTCAATAACAGATCCATTCCCTTGGGAAATGTCAGTTATGAATTGAATATTAAATTCAAAAAATTTCTCAATGCCAAAGCTAACGGTTTCAATAACTCCGCTTGCTGATTTGTTGACCACCGCTTGAACTGCCTTTTGCAAGTCCTCTTGGTCTACGTATTCCTGCAATTTAAACTGTGGACGGTATTCCCCACCAGCCACGCCACCGGTGTAGTTATCGTCACCAGTTAAATCGGCTCCGGTGAAGCCGATTAGTGAATACACATCAGCGCCCGCGTGGATGCCGGTAGTAATTAATAAACTAAAATTACCAGTGGCCGAAATCGTAAACGATCTATCCACCCTGTTAAACACGACGGCATAGGCCTGAGTCCCGACCTCGTTCATTGCCGCCGCAATCGCAACGGCTAAGTCCTGGTGCGAGTAATGTCCGGACTCAATCTCTGCGAATATCGCGCCCGCACCCTCGTTAAAATCTAAATAGAAATTCTCATTCGTTATTGGCTCGATATAATAAAATACAGACCATGTGGTTAAAATGCCGTTCATGCTAAGACCTCGGTCCTACCGTTGCGGTCCGTGTATTCCTTAATCAGATCCACGATGCGTAAACCAGTGTCGCGACTGTCCAAAACATCGCCTGAAATATTAATAGCAACTTGAGTGGTCGGCTTTTGTGACTCAGCCGGTGGCAAAGCCCCGCCAATTCCAGGATCATTTTCCGCGTTACCAGTTGCGCCAGCTCCCGCCGCTGCTCCTGAAGCACCGCCCGCACCGCTGGCCGATAAAACACCGCCGAAGGTGGCGAGTGCAGCACCGCCGGCAATTAAGCCAGGGCCTTTTGCTGACAGCTCTGGATTTCCGGAAAACAAATAAGCAGTACCTTCTAAGATAAAAGATGTTCCAAGCTGAACCGCAGTGTTACCGATCGCCGCAAGAAATGCTTTACCGAAACCCGCCAAGGAGGCTTTACCGCTGGCGATTGATTTACCGAAAGTTGCAAAAGCATTACCCGCTGCGCCCGCGAAGCCCTGAAGCACATTAGGCGCACCTCTTTTAAATACGTCAGAAAAATTAGTTCCAAAATCAACAACAATGTCTTTCACTCCGGCAATCTCTGCTTTAAATAAAGCCATGGCGTCAGTGACGACCGTTGCGTTTTCGCCGCCGAGAGGATTTATATTATTTTTTAAACCCGAAGCCGCCACAGTCGTAGAGTCTATTTGGTCCCTTAAGCTTTGGAAAAATAAAGCTGTCTCCTCGTTCGACTCTAAAGTAAATGCGTCCCTTAAAGCCTGTCCGGCAATATCGAAACTCTGCGTCGCTGTAGAACCCGCGTCCGTGGCAAAGTTCCGAAGGCTATTTGCTAGATCACTATTCGGCGCGAATAGGTTCACTATTCTACTCGCACCGCCGACCACTCCGGCGATCAGCTCGGCCATGATCCCGACGATTCCCATACCAATAGAAGTCAAGACACCCGTCACGAGCGTCGCTGTGCCTTGGACTAAAAATGTAAGACTACCAGCAAAATCAATTGCGCCTAAAATAATTGGTTTAAAAATATCCTTACCGACCGTGAGATCGGTTATTTTATTCCCAAGACTAAAAAAAGCATCGCCAATTGAATTAATGATTTTAATTACAGCCGGTGAATTTAAAACAGTGTTACCGATTGTTTCCTGGAAATCGCCAAAGACATTATTAAGCCGCATCAAAGATCCGGTGAAAGTTTTCGCCGCCGCTTCGCTAGAACCACCAAAGCTTTTTTCTAAAACATTCAGAGCATTCGCAAACGTCTGCGCATTAGTTGCGCCCACCTGCATTTGTATGCCGTACCTAGAAAATGCGGATATATTTCCAGCCGCCGCTTTGCTAACCAAAGTTGCCGCCGAGTTAACATCAATTCCCAGCGCGGTGGACAAGTCCAGAGATGCTTTCGTAGCCCGCTGCAATCCCTCTGTGTCCAGTTTTCCAAGCGATTGAATAAGGCTTGCGACCTCAAGAGTGGTGTCGTTTCCGAACTTAGTCGTGTTCTGAAGTGAGTTTGCAAAGTCTTGGATTGATTTACTAGATGCCTCGGAAAATTTACCAGTCAAAGCTAAAGCGTTGTTTAATCGCTGAATGGCGTCTTGTTCCTTGGCCGCCTCCGCAATTGACTCCTTAAAGAATCTAATCGCAGACCCAATGGCCTTCAGCCCAGCGAACGCACCGACCAATAAAAGCGCCGACGCCTTGACGGAGTCCAAACCCTTGCCGGTTCCGCTGAATGATTTATCAATGCCTTTGGCGGAGTCGGTGGCGGCTTTCTCGATGTTTAGAAAACCTTTGCGAACGGTTCCGTCGTCTAGCTCTATGGATATTACAATTTTGTCATCAGCCACGGTTCAACATCCTCGAAACGTCCTCTAGTGTAACTACTGTTTTTGGCTTATCAAAAAATTCAGGAGCCGCCGCCTTACGCAATTCCCTATGTAATTTGTCTTTGTAACCTTTTTCTGCAGTCGGGAAAGACGAAACTTTTATTAGGTCTAACATTTCTGAAGCCCGCAAGATCGGAATACTTTTTGCGTATGATAAGAAATCATCGTAATCCATCCTATCTATTTCCTGCGGACCAAACCCGTAAAACCTAGCTACCTCAGCCTTTTTTGCTTCAAATATGGTCAGCTTTTTTTTTGGTCTAAAGCACCAGTTAAAAACTCAACCAACTTGCTAAAATGCGCCATTTCCATTTGCTCCGTAACCGACTTCGGCAAACCTAACGTATCGAATAGATCGACCATCACATTTAGTTTTTCAGCATCGGTGCAATCGTCCAACCGCTTTTGCATAGCTTGCGACTGCGTAACAGTTGGCTTTTCAATCTCATAGCTCTGACCATAGATCGAGAGCTTGATTTTCTTTCTCTCTGGTAGAACAAAATCAAATTGGTCCAAAGTTTACCCTTTCAAATAGTTTTGTTGCCAGTCACCGTAGACCATTTTCGAAACTTCGTTATTTCGGTTTTCATCTAAGAAAATAGAAATTTCAAGTTCTACTTTCCTGTCCTCTTCGCCCGATATAGCAATGTTGGAAATGTTCGGATACGCTGCCCAAAAACAAAAATCATTCGCTAAGTTTGTAGCTGCGTTTTTTGTTGGGTGCAGGATTAACATTCTAGTGTCTGAAAAAGCGTTTGAAAATTGCTTTGATCCAGCCAGAGCGCCCAATCCTGAAACCTCTGTTCCACCGGCGGGGATAAACGCTTGTCCTGGAATTTCGATAAGTTCCTTTAACTTAGCGGCCACTGTTTCTTTTAAAGTCAAAGTGATCGGGCCAAGTTCAGAACCCGTTCGGATCTTACCAATAACCTCGCTACCTGTTTGATGAGTAACGATATCAAACAGTGTTTCTGCTAAACCAAACTCCACCGAACCGTCTAGATATCCTAGGGCCAGAGAGGAGCCCTGCTTAACAACGGTGACAACAAAAGTTGACGTACCAGCGGCCCAAACCGAAAGCGGAGCGCCGAGACCTTTTAGCTCAAGTAAAAATTTACCCTGAGTGCCAACCTGTCGAGCATGATATTTAGAGGACACCAGAGCATTAATTGCTGCGACCGTCTTCGTAGCAATTTCCGGCGCTGTGTCTCCGGCTAAAACGGCAACCGCTACCAGAGCCGTTCTACCAACGACCGCTGGATCAACTGACGCACCGGTGTTGTACCAAACATAGTCAGAAGTGGTATGGCTGGAAACTAAAAAATGATCTGCGCTGATTGCCGTCCCCGCGACTGTGTCAAAACACACTAGGTGTTGATTTCCTATCACGGCGTCGACTGGCTCTATAACTACATTGGATACCTGAGTTGTAACTGACATTTATTCCCCCTTAAGGATAAAATTTAAATCTAAACCTCTTCAATTCCTAAAATAACACGAGCCGAAAATCGCATTTCCACAAACACTGAGTTATCATTCTCCTCATTGAGAGGACTGAACTCCGCATTGCTGAAAACAACATTCAAAAGCGTAGCAGTTCTATTGGCTACCTTGCAAATGTCTCTGACTACAGACTCAACGCCACTAACTGAATCGTCAATAGCCTCTGTGACTGACCTATAGCCTCGAAAAAATAGCCGGACCACGACCTCTGACTCAGTGTTTTGATGCGTGTGGTTTATTGGCCCACCAGTCACGGACTCGATAAAAATATGATACGAACGGTCCAGGATTGTCTCCGGAATGTTATCAAAAGCAAAACCGTCCTGCCATTCGGCATAGCTAAGGCCGTCTAATCTAGACCTGAAATAAGTTCTGATGTTGGCTAAACTCATTCACGCACCAGCCTTCTCGTGGTTAAATTCAAACCCTCGTAAGCCTCGATGACTTCGTTGCCGTCTAAATCAATTTTAAGGACGGACTTAGTGCGCCATTGATGCTCGATGTTTTCATATTGCTTCGCTTTTTTATCAAAAATATCATCGACCATATTTGATAAATCCTTAAATATTAAGCGTAGCGTTAAATATTTTGACCAATAATTTACCTCGATTAAGTTAACGAAATCCGTTTTCACAAACCGTTCGACACCGGTCTTATAATAACCGTTGGTCCAAAGCCATTCTAGGATCTGGCCCTGCGCCTCGCGGTGGGCATATTTAAAACTAGACCTACCCTCTGGGACATACTTCAGCACGTCCGACTCGATGGCCGTAAGCGCGGAGTCCTTCGAGAATAAATAGTCAGAAGCCTCGGACAAAACCGTGACCGTCTTGGTGACTGTCACTGGAGCGCCGTCCGTGGTAATCCTTACGGCCACGGTCTTGTCACCAGCAGAACTATGCTGAAAATCCATAAACCAATTTTTGCTAGCGACCGGTAATCCAGTCACGGGTACGAAAACACCGTCGCCTGGATCTATTTCCACAAGCGTAATGGCCGCCTCGCCCTTAGTGATGTAAGATTTCACCGCGCTAAGTCTAAACTTGTCGTTAGCCTGAACGATGTCGTCTGACTCAATATGTGGAAAAATTGCCATTACTTACCGCCTTCGGGCACGAGTTTTATTTTTTCAGATAAAACCCTAAGTGCGTCCTGCAAAGTTTGATGTTCAGGCAGGGTGAGTTTCATTTGAGAAACCGCCTGCGCTAATACTTGTAACGCTTGTTCTTTTGTCATGCTGGCCTCTGTATGGTCGAAACTATTTTAATGGCTTCTTTTATTTTTTGCTTTTCTTCTGGAGTCATATCTTTTGTATTCTTTTTCAGTAGCTCTAATGCCTGTTCTTTTGTCATATTACACCCACACGGCGCCGTCGTAGTAAGCTGGCGCTTGCAATGTTAAATCGTAAACGTACATGCCTTCGATAGCGGTTAATGCGTTCTTCTCTGTCGTCGTCATCCGTGGTAAAACAAAGGCTTTCGTGGTCGATTTGATTTCAAGCGCAACGCTTGCGTTTGTTACTATGTCGTCACTGCCAGCGGCCCCACCAATTAATAAATTACCTTGAAAATAGTTATTTACTCCCGGTGATTCATAAAAACCCCAAGTGTCGGTACCGGGATTGCCGAAGGGTAAATCCATAGTGTATCCGCGAAGTTTATTAATTGCCGTCACGCCGTTCGGAATCGCAATAGCTCTGCATAGATCCATAAGGTCTATTGTCCCACCCGTTGAGGTCGCATCTAGACTTAGGACAAACGCACCGGCGGCGGCGCGATCAATCGTTGAGCCGGAACTCATATTCGTAACCATCGGAGCGGCAAAGGAAACTAATCCGGTTAGTCCGCTCGTAACGGCGGCATTCGCTCCAATGTAAAAAAGCATTGCGGTGTTAACGCCAAGTGTATCACCGTTTGCAATCGTTGCGTTTGCCGCTACCGTTGGCTGGGTTATCAAATTATGAATAGTGGACGGCTGCCCACCACCGTTAACTACCGTAGCGCTTGCGAATGAGTTAAGCTTTCCGTTAAATGAGAGCGCACCAGTTATTTCAACATCCCCGTCTAGGAAAGCGGCAAGAGTCCTACCGGCATCTTGACCGCCTGAAAAGTTTGTCGGTCCAGCGGTAACTTGTGCGGTACTTCCTACGCCGGAAATTACAACGGCGATATTGCCCGCAATATTAAGGTTGGCGTCAAGTGCCGCTTTAATTTGCGTAGCCGTTGAAACGCCGCTTTGGATTTGAACCGCAATCGCGAACCCTGCAATTGAAATCACTTCCGAACCTGCAGTGCCGCCGGGAGTATATTCTAAGGTGTAGGAATTATTGAAATTGCCGGGAGCATTAAAAGCTAAAGTTAAATCTTGAAATACAATACTTGCCTGAGCGCCCGCGAAAGGCGTCACGCCGTCCATTGTGACCTGCAATCCCGCCGCGTACCTTGCGGAAGTTATCGTCGGGTTTACGTTTACACCCTGGTAATAACCGTTAGCATTAAACGCCCCTAGAATGCCGCCGACATAAACGCCGACAAATCCCGCGTTACCGGTGAAGGTATTAATGTCTGGGTTTATGTTTAAGCCCGTGTAGTTATTATTGTTCGCAATGGACTCAAGATTGGGTGAAAAGTTTGCGGACGCGTATCCTTTAACTTCGCAAGCAAAATTTGCAGTGTCTAAAAATCCTTGGATGTATGAATTTTGGTGAATGATCGCAGCAGCGTTTACGTTAGGCCCGAAACCGTAACCTAGAATCGGTCCGTTTATCGTCACGTTGGCGTTAACGGTGCCTTGGCCCGCAATATACGAAATGCCTCTGACTGAAATCGGATCAGTGCCGTTTCCTATTCCTAAATCGTTTTGAATAAAAGCAATCGAACCTAGATTTCCGCTCGCATTGTGAATGGCGTTGTTAATAGTAAACCGAACACCATTGCCGCTTGTTCCGATACCGAAACCCGTGTTGTTTGGATCAATCGTTATTTGTCGATATTCAAAAGTAGCCGTTTCGTTTGGTGAATTCTGCAATGGCTCGATGTTAAAGCCAATACTGTCCAAGTTGCCGTTTTGAGTAAGGTTATTGGGCTTAAATACATGCGCACGGTTTAAGCCGAAAGTCTCGGTGTCGTGCAAATAACCTGGCACCGAAAACGGTATGCCCGACGAGTTAAAGCCCGCAAACGAATTTAAAGTTCCGGTTAGAATATTTTGTTTGGCGTTAAGCGCCGATTGCAAATCCGTCTGATCGGAAAGTGTTCCGGTGATCCCGCCCCACTCAGTTGTTGAAACCGATTCGGAAGGAAACTTTGCGCGTGAAAGTTGAACACCCTGAAATCTTAAATCAATATTAGTATTGGTACCGACCCCGACGTCGACTTTTATTCTAATGACCAAGCGGTCGGTCGGATTCATCTCGCGAACGGGTTCCATTGTGGCGTAAGATTTTAAAACCGATACGCTGTCAGTAATTAATTCGCTTAAATCCGACGTGCCGATAAGTGTCTCAACACCACCTGGGACTGTTCGAATATAAAACTCAGCCAAGAGGCGAACGTCTTTCGTCCCAGCCGTTCTTTGCGCGTAAACATTAAAGCTTAAAGGCCCCGCCGGTAAATGACTGGCGTCAGGAAATCCAAGCGGCGTACAAAACGCGGTTAGATAATTTCCATTAGCGACATTGGCGAATGACGTACTGGCTCCACCGCCTGCTGATATGGCTTTCGTCATCGTCAGCAGTCCTGCACCTAGGTCAGACGCGGTGCTTGTAAAATAATAAGCACCGTCGCCGTCTATTAGCTCGGTAAGTTCCTCGTTAAGATATTCTAAGGTAATAGACGACGAGTCAGAGCCGGCGCTGTCTAGATTTCCAGTAAAAATATTGAAAACGTAACCCACAACTAAGTCCTCGCCACAGTTGAAATCAACTGCTTTGAGGCGCTCGTATAAGTAACCGTTAACACTGCGACCGTGGTGCCTGAAGCGCCACCGTTTTTATAAGTGTAGACCTCAACCACTGAGCTAGGATACGTCGCCAATATAAAATCAAACTCAACACCTTGTAGAAATGAACCTAAAGCCCCAGCACCAAGCTTCACGTTTACAGCTACATTGCCGCTACCGTCGGATTGAAATTTCTTCTGCTCATTATCTTTTTGATTAGCTGAATCGTAAACATTACTCACAGAACACCGCCTGAGAACTCTTTTACGAGAGCGGTTTGTTCTTCCCTAGTGACGTGGTCCGGGTAATACCAGGCCAGCCATTTATTATTGACAAACATAATATCGTAGCGATGCCAACACCCACGCTTGCCGTTATTCACACGCATTAAGCGCCGAAGTCCTTGCGGAGTATCGGCGCTCAAAAAATCTGGGATAGCTGAAAGGCTTTCCCGACTCACTCTAGTTATTGTCTTTAATAATTAGCGCAGAAACACCGGCGGCAGCGCCTTTTTGACCAAGAAATCCAGCCCAAGTTCCAAAGATTTGATCCAACACGGCGCGAACCGCTTTTGAACCGTACTCGTTTGCACCTTGTTCTGAATAACTTGGAGCCGCTTGCATGCCGAAACCGATTGCGTCTTTATCGAATAGATAAAACCTATCTGCTGCTACTTTAGTGGAAACCACAACATCCATACCGTGAATCCGACCAATAACACCTGAAGGAATTACAGCGGAGCCGTAAATTTCAGCGCGCTTAAATTCGTCGATGTTCAAAAGCAAGGCCTCCGAGTCAGTGCCGACAAGTAGAGTGGCTTGACCTAGGTTACCCTCACGGTCCAGAAAGATTTTACGCATTTGTAAGCAAATGGCGTAAGTAATGACTCCAGCCGTAGTCGTCGCGCCACCAGCTGACTCAAGACGTGCAACTATTTGCGTCTCAAGACTGAAGGCGTGAGCGCGTGCAGCGCGTGCAGCAAGGTCCATCTGAACGTCTACGCGTGATTGAACGGCTGACATATAATCAACTATCCAAGCAATGTATCCGTTGTAGTCCAAGGCCATTACGTCGTTAGAGAACGTCAAAACGGTCGCGTCTCCCACAGCACCCTCAACACGATCAACCGCTGTGAAGCTTCCAGCTTTTGGAACCTCAATTGTCTTAAGACCAGGTTGAGCCAAGAACGACCAGTCAGTCACTCGGCCTGCTAATTTTGAAGCCTCGATTAGTTCGCGTTGAACCACGGCAGCAATTAAATCCGCCTTCGTTGCTCCTACTTCTGTATTTCCATGAATTGCGTCAGCCATAATATTCTCCTCTTAAAGTTTTAAAGTCATAGCGTAGGTGATTAGTTCCTGTTTCGACATCTTTGAAATATCGAGTTTGGTATTCGGCTTCGTACCGGGAACGCCATCCTTAACGCTAGGCCCTGATTGTTTAAACATAAACGAATTTTCTTTTTTAAAATCCTCAATGGTTTTTAATAAAAGATCCTGATTCGTCACTCTTAATGTCCCTGCATCAACTTCGAACTGATCCACGTCAATTGCCTTCAGCATTAGTTCTGGTTTCAAGCAACCCATTTCGGCAGCCTTAACCGCAACCTGATCCCGAACTTTAGAGCGCATCATTTCTGCCTGCGTTTTCTTATAAGTCGAAACCTCTTCTTTAAGCATCTCGATCACTTTGTCCTTCTGGCCGTCGGCTTCGAGTTGTTTTTGCTCTAAGTCCTTTGCCTTCGTACGCCAATTATCGAGCTCCTTTTTAAGCTTCGTTGAGTGATCTGAATTGACTGTTTCTGTTTTTCGCTGACCTTCAACTGAACCACTGGTATCAGCTGTCGCCCCACTGGTGGCTTGCGTCGTAGCTCCGCTGGAAACTACTTCGCTGTTTACTTCGGACATTCTATCCCCCTACTTAATTGTTTTGCAAATTATCTCTTGCTTCGGACAATTCGCCTTATCTCGTCTAATACAATTCGTCTTATCCTTTTAATTCCCTTTTTATCCATCCCCAAAAAAGTAAATCCACGCGATGCTAGATTTGAGGCTAGACCTTTGTTTGATTGAACCTGATCTTGGTTTAGGAAATCAATAGGCTTACCGGTTTTTGACCAAACATATTTAGTGGGCTCCCTCGACCCGCTCGGAGCAATTACCACCTCGCCAGACCTGGACTTTATTTCAGCAGCCAAAGAGTCCAGGAGTTGACCGGTTTGAGTGATCTGACTTTTTTTACTTCTAAAAAATAAAGGCCTCGATGGATTCATCTTTATAACGCCGCGCTCAATTAATTCTTTGATTCCTTTTGTCGAGTCCTCGGTGTCCTTGATCGGTGAACCTTCGTTTGATAGGTCTCGACCCTTGCGGGTCTCCGCCTGGATTCGCTCGACAGAGAACTTGCCAATGTCCGCGTAGACCTGTGATTTCCTTAATCCATCTTTGAATAAAGCTTCAACGGCGGCCAGGACTGATTTAACATTCTTAATCTTGACCTCAGCCATTGTCGTCACCGAATAAATTATTTAAAATAGAGCCGAGAGTGCGACCCTGGACCGGTCTTTCGCCAGAAATAATCTGCCCTAATGTGGCGACGCTAGACCTCGCCGGACCAGTTTCGGCGGTCGCCTCGCGCACCGTGTCCTCGAATAAATTCCTAACGCGCTCCGCTTCCTTCGCGCTCAGTCCTAAGAAATCACGCTTCGCACCAACGCTACCGCTGATGTGACCGTGTGCTTTATTCGCCTCCTCGGAACTGTTCCACCCGATCGTGATCGTGGCTTTCTCCTCTTCGATCACGTCCATTAAACCCAGCATGTCGCCAGTTAATGTTAAATTTGGATCAGATTTTGATTTACCAGCAGCCTCGAACTCTAGACTTTCGGAGTACATTTTAGAGTAATTCTTAAACTGCTTACCCTCCCAGGAGACCCCGGACTTTGTGCGCTTATTTATTATGTCTAGAATTTCCTGACCGACGGCCTGCCTAAGTCGTGACGAGTTTGGGAAAGCGGTCCCGAATATTTCATCCAGATTAATCTTAAGCGCATACTGATTCGACCCCGTAGTTATGCGCTCGCTAAACTTGTTCAGTTTTGGCATCTTGTATTTCTACCTCGCCCAGTTCAGAGCTGCTGATTTCAGCCATTAGTTCCAATGCCCGTTCACGGCCAACACCGCGATCCATTTCAATGGCCTCGATTTGGCTAATCAAACCCATGTCCAATTTCTTTTGGATTAGGTTTAACTTTTCCTCTTCGCTTGTTAACATTTCTGGCTTATGGAATTTAATCGACAACTTGGCGTCCTCGGGAATAAGTTTCCCAGCTAGATCAGCGCGGAAACCGCCCTCAGTGACGTTCGCAAAAGTATTGTTCCAAGCCTTTACGATTTCAAATAAATCGGTCTCGACTTTCGTGTAAAGTTCAACGTCGTCCTGACTGGCCTCGAACTTCTCTATCATCTTTAGCCAACGATCCAGTCCGCTCGTAGCGCCGTCCGTTTTGCCCATCGAATTAACTACGGATGGTGATAAGCCTTCGCTCGTAAGGAATAATGATAAGAAATTTTCTATCAACTGTAGGCTCGCGCCCAGATCCGGAGTCGGTGAAGCGAATTGAAAGCTAGGACGAGTCGCCTCGGTGTCGTTTGGATTTAACTTCAGCCACAGTGCTCGTCTTGGACCTATAGTTAAATCCTTTGGTTGCTCGACGCTGGAAATGATCGCCTGACTCCAGCCTTGCATCCTCGAGATCTCGCTGGTGTCTGACAACAAAGTACCGAGGTCGATGCTAAACACCGTCGATGAAAGCCCAGAGCGCACGTAGAACTCAAAATCCTTATCCGTCGCAACGTCGATGAAGGGCATCGTCCCGACGATGGGGCTGGCCACCAATGGATCGCTCGGATCAGTTACCGACTGGGAAATCATGACGCCGAACTTATCCACCATCTGCCCTTTCGAGTTCGTGATGAAGTTAAAGTCCTTCGTCCACCAGTAGAATAAAGCACGACCGCGATAATCATCCGGATCAGCTATTTTTTGATTATTCATATCGGAAAAATAACTTACGCGCTGTCCTGGGTTCTGATTCCCGTTACTGTGCCCTAGGCCTGAGAATAACCTCGACTTATCGAACGAGGAAATAATAACGGCGTCCATTTTCTCTGGGTTTTCGTCCTGCGGTATCACGTCGAAGTGATGCGGGTAGAGTGGACGCAGTTCTAAATTACCGTCCTTGAGAACGCACTGAAGCAACGCCTGGTCCTGCAATTTGTATATCTCATTTGATTTCTTAAGCTTCACGTTAGCCGACGACATGGCGTAGAGCATCTCAATATGTTCTAGCTGCTCTTGACTGACTCCCGTGAACTCTCGGTCCGGTGTATTTCTATACAGGCTGGATTTTTCTTTAATGATTTTCTTAGTCAAATTAATTGAGGTCAACGTCCTACCGCTAACGACGGAGTCCTTTCCCATTTCGCTGGCTAATTTCTTTAAAATAAAAGGTCGCTGCCTACCCTTGTAGACCTCTAACGCCATGAGGCTTGCCTCTTTGCGCATTAGGTTTTCCTCGCTGCCTAGGATTTCCTGAATTACTTTCTGACGATCACTTGGCGATAAATAATCAATGCCCATTTAGTAACTTCCTATAGTGGTCATGGAACTCTGACCGAAAAGGTTTAAATTGTCCTGATAACAGATACCGTATCCAAGCGCAGTCGTGCAATGTTGCCAGCGGTCTTTATCATTCTCCAGATAAAGTCCACCGGTCTTTAGTCTTGTCAGACGCATGCCCTTGTCTAAAGTTTTTGCTCCACGGTACACGAAAAGTTTATTCCAACCGTTGGCATCTTTGCAATAAGCATTAACTGTGTTATGCCGCTGCCTGATGGGTGGATTGGATCTTGCGACCGCCATTTTAAAACGCATCTTCCGATCACCGGCCAGAGTGACGTTAGCTAAAAACTTTTCTATCTGCCCGTAATCAGAAACCTTCGACCTCGTGTCTCGACTCGCACCCGACGCATCGCCGTGAACTATATAAAGCTGATCGTAATTTAGCCAGCCTCGACTTTCAGCCTCCTCGAGACTATCAAGCGTACGCTGACCGTCGACAATCACTTCGTCGAAGAAATGCCAGGTGTCCCGCTCCTTATCGTACTGACTAAAGATAAGCGACAAGGGTTTACCGTCGCCAATGTTGAAATCAAAGTGAAGCCGAATAGGAAATCTTAAATCAATCTCATAATCAACTGGTCTGTAATTCTCGTCGCTGTAGGCGTAATAGATAACCTCGGTATCAATCTCGACCCAACGACCGTAGATCATTCGCTGTGCCATTTTCTCGTCGAGCCGAGACTTAAGCTGCTCGATGTAAGATTTTGGCAAATACGGGTTTTCAAAAGTATTCGAGTAGAACACCTTCACGAGGGGATCTTTCGACATTACGATTTTATCGTAAACCCAATGACTTGGACCGTCGGGATTGGTGGCCGATAAAACCCATGGTTCCTTTATATGAGGAACGCGGTTTGTTCTTTGCAGTATAACTTCATAAGCGCGTGAGTCCTTGCTCTCGGTTAACTCCTCAATAGCGAACGCACTGAACTCCATCGAGCCGAGTTTCGTGAAGTTACCGTCCGCCCAGCTAACCGCCTTGATGATCGATTCATTCGGCAAGTGAAAATCTCCAGTGGATTGATGGTATTTGTAATCAACTCCGGTCTCGAATAAATGTTCTTTTATCTTCGTGCACAGCGTGGCTTTTAATTGCGGTAGAGCAAGACGACCGACACCGACCTTAGCGCCCGGATACATCAACGCGTGAGTCGCCACCATGTGCGCGAGCGTTAATGATTTAGTCGACCCGACGGAGCCGGATAACAAAACCTCGTGCGTTCCTTTTTCAAAGTCCGCCGTTCTTCTAAGATGCCTAATAACCTCGAACTGCCCGGGCAGGGGATTAAATAAATGTAGCGGTGGAGTTGAGTAGGCTGTCACTGCAGGAAGTCCGCTGGATCTTTATGCCTGAAAACCCCTTTGGACTCGGTGACCCCGCAGATAGGGCAGACCGTAAACCTGTCAAATACTTCCGCAGCCTCCGCACAGCTTTCAATATAAAACACGAACTGTAGTAGGGCTTCGTCAAACTCAGAGCGAGTCACGCCACGCTCCGAGGCGCGATAAGCTAAACTATCGGCCACGATATCAGACGCAAAGATGAGCTCGTTATTTATCCGAAGTATTATCATCGGGTGGTACTACTGGCGGTGTGACGTCTTTAGTTTCGTCTAAATTGTATTTTAAGATAATAGTTTTCTTGTCCTTATCGAAACCATGCTCTACACGGTCCGTCCAACCAGCTAGATTTTTTAGAGAGAAAATCATCATCGTTCGGTCACCACTCCAGGCCATGGCTAAAGCTTTTTGAATTAACTTTATCTGCGTCGTAGCAAGTTTTCTCTCCCTATACTCGCCGATTGATAAGCCTGTTTTTTTTCTGATCAGTTGTTCTAAATATGAATTACTGACGTCAATAAAATTGGCAACCATCTCGGTCGTAGCTCCGAGACTAAAGGCCGTGTCGATCTTTGACCAGTCCACTACTATCGTTACCGGTCGTCCTCTTTTTGCCATAATCCTCACATTATATATTACATTCGGTTCAGCTACGATTTACTTTAGTCTAGAAAGCTTTTCCGATGCTGCCTTGTTGGCGTAAAGTTTTTCTACCTTGTCTACACGCTTGTCTTTGTTGGCTGACATCATGGATCTTTTATTTATTTTAAAAACCAACTTAAACCTTGAGTCAGCCACATTATATTCACTG